TATTATGCCATTAAGAATTATTGAAGTAGGTGAAAGAATAAAAAGAGAAGATGAACAACGAAGAAGAAAAGCGGGTAGAAGAAAAAGTTCGGGTACACAAACTGCCAGAAAACCAAGCAAGCCACCTAGACCTTCAGCTGGCCCAGGGTCACTAATGTCTAAACCAACTAAACAAAAAGTTATGATTTCAGAGGGCCCAAGTTTTAATAAAAACTCTGGACTGACAAAACAGGGTGAGAGAAGAGTAAAAAGTAGAATGACAGGTGGTGATTACAGAAATATTTTATTTCCAAATGTATATCTTACAGGTGGCCAAGCAAAATTAGATAAGAATAAAAATAATAAAATAGATGCACAAGATTTTAAAATACTTAGAGCTGAAAAAGCAAAAGGTAGAGGTCAAGGTTTACAAGATGAGAAAATGAAACCAGGTAAAGTTATGAAAGCTAGAGTGGGTAAATCGATTGATAAAAAACAATTTATGAAAACTTTAGGTGTTTTTCCTACGATAAATAAAGCTTCTTCTGTTAGTGAATTTCAAAAAAGAAGAAAAGAAGTTAGTGGAAAAGGTAAAATGACTTTTTCAGATAAAATGAAAGCACAAGAGCTAGGTTTGATAAATAAAAAAACTGGAGCAGGTTCAAAAGATTTGATGAAGAGAGCGGCATCTGTAACACTTGGTAAAAAACTTTTAGTTCCAGTGGCACTTGGTATTGGTGCTGTGCAATATTTAAAAGGTAAGATGAAAGATAAAAAAGATAAGCCAAAAAAGAAAATGGGTGGCGGCATGATGAAACGTCCTATGTATAACAAAGGTGGTGGTGCAGACATGTCTAAAGAACCTACTTCAAAAGTGAAAGCTTCAGAAACAGTAAGAACATATGCGTTAGCAAAAAGTATGAAAGACAAAGATAGACTTACTGAAAGAGATATAGCTACTGCGAAAAAAGCAGTATCTAAAAAAATGGGTGGTGGCATGATGCAACGACCTATGGGTATGGCAAGGTATAAAAAAGGCACAATGATCAAAGCCAGAGGTGGCGGAATGGCGAGAACAAAACCTACCAAAATGTATTAGGAGGGACAATGTCCCTACGTAATATTCTTGCAGGGATTGGTCGTAAATTTTTAAAGAAAGAAAGACCAACAACACCGGCTACCGGACAAACGACAGGAGGCTCAAGACAGTTACCTCCTCCTCCAGAAACTATCGCTGAACAAACTGCAGCTACAGTTGCTAAGCCTCCAGCAGTTCAACAAGCTTTTTCTAATGCTCCAATGGAAGCAGGTAACAAACTATTTGCATCTACACTCTTTGATAGAATTGCACAAAAAGGACCAGTGTCTTTGTCTGCTGATGATTGGGCTAACTGGTTAGTTAACAGAGGTAAACGTAAAGTAAAAGTTTTTGGTAAAGAATACGATGAGGGTTTTATATCTGCTAGAAAATTTAAACTCGATGAGGGTTTTGCTAAAGGTAGTTATCTTAGAGGTAAAGACCAAACAGTTCCCCTAGAAGAATTATTTGATTCTAATATTGCAAGTTTTAGTAGATCAGGAGAACTTACAGGCGGCCTTTTGTTTAGTGCTAAACAAGCTGGTGTAAAAGTTGCTGCAAAAGATTTAGCAGAAATGGCGGCAATGAATCCGGCATACAGACTAAGACCTGTTGAATATGGAATACCTTCAGGAGTTGTTGATGCAGCTGAGAATACAATAGATCTGACATTTAGAAGATTACGTGCAATTGAAAAAGTAATTGATAATGCGCAAAGATCTAGTCCTTCTGCAAACTTAGAATACAGAATGATTAAAGAATCTTTTGATGCTTTAAAAGGAAGTGTGCAACAATTAAGAGATAATGTAAGAGGCGGAAACTTTTCTGAGATAGCTGATGCAGAAAAAAATATAGCTGTCAATATGAAAAGAATTAAATCACTTGCAAGAACAAACGATCAAAAATTAATATTTAATAACATACAAGGTGAGATTGATGATGTTATATCTCAAACTAAAAATATCAGAGGCACAAAACATGGTGGTGATACATCTTATACTTTTCCTGGCGGAACAAATTATAAAGAAGGTTTCCTTGTATTAGACGAAGGTATACCTTTAAACAAAAGAGCTAGATTTAAAAACCCACATTTTGGTGATGACATAGACGTAGAAAATCCTGTAGTTCATTTTAGATATGATACAAGAACTTTACCTAATGGCAAAAAAGCATATTTAATAAGTGAGATACAATCCGACACCAACCAAAAAATTGCTGCTGCTTTAAGAAAAGGTGGACTTGATCCATTGAATACTACAGCAAGGACTAATCCATTTCAAAACGATAAAATTATATCATTTCTTTCAAAAGAGAGAACAAGACTTTCACGTGATATATTGGATAGAAAAGTCGGGGGTAAAACTTTAGAGTATACAGCAAATCAAATAAAAAAACTTGATCAACAGTTAGCAGAAATTACTCGTAGAAGCCAAGTATCTCCAGGCAGTCTTGGAAGAGGTTCAACTGTCAGAGAGGGTCAAAGAGTAGATTACTTTCCTCTGGTTGACAGACAACAATATGCTAGTGCAGCGATAAAATTTTTAACAAACAAAGCAGCTAAAGAAGGTATTGATTATGTGTCCATAGCTCCAGTAAATTTAATATCAAGAAATATTGATAACAGCACTTATAAAGGAATGGTTCAAGCATACGGATATGCAAGAGGAAATAAAACTCCTGGATCTAAATCTTTAGCGGCATACCCAGACGCAATGAAAGCAATTGCAAAAACTTTTGATTCTAAGACAGAGGTGATAAGAATTGCAAAATCTGATCCTACAAAACCATATAAAGTTCTGTCACCAACAAAGGTTACAGTGCCAAAAGATAAAGGATATGATCAAATATATCATTCAAAAGCTTACAAAAATAAACCAAGTGCAGATCAGGATAACACTGTATTTATTCCAGCAGATGACGCTAAGTTGTACACTGATGTTTTTTCTGTTAAAGTAACTCCAAATATGGCACAACCTCAAAAGATATATAAAAAATTAGGTGGTTTTATAAACAAAAACTTATTTAGGATGAACTGATGGCAGTAGAAAAAGAAACACCAGAAATAGAAGAAGAAATTAAAGTCGCTGATGAAGAGACTGAGGGTCCTGCAGGAGTACCTGGGCCGATTGATGTACAAGTAGAAGGCGAAGAAGTTGAGGGGGAAAGACCACAGGATGATTTCAATGCAAATTTAGCTGAGGCCATGGATGAAAGAACCTTGAGAGAGATGTCATCTGAACTGGTAGAAGAATATAAAAAAGACAAGGTATCCAGAAAAGATTGGGAAGATGCATACATTAAAGGACTAGATTTATTAGGGACAAAATATGTAAATGTTACTAGACCTTTCAAAGGTGCATCAAATGTAACACACCCAATGTTATCAGAAGCAACTACTCAATTCCAAGCACAAGCTTTTAAAGAATTGGTTCCTTCTGATGGACCTGTAAGAACACAAACTGTAGGTTTACAAACACCACAAGTAGAGGCACAAGCTGAACGTGTTAAAGAATATATGAACTATCTTCTTATGGAGGAGATGGAAGAATATACAACTGACATGGATCAAATGTTATTTTATTTACCTTTGTCCGGTAGCACATTTAAAAAAATATATTACGATGAACTGCTTGGTAGACCAGTATCAAAATTTATTCCTGCAGAAGAAATAGTAGTTCCTTATTATGCATCAGACTTAAAAGACAGTGAGAGAATTACACATGTAATTAAAATGACAAAAAATGAAGTAGTAAAAAAACAAGCTGCAGGTTTTTACAGAGACATAGAACTTTCTGAGGGTCAATCAGAGCAAGATAATTTATCAAAAAAAATAAATGAATTAGAAGGTGTGAAAAGTACAGGCGGAGATTATCTACATACCATTCTTGAAATGCATGTAGATTTAAATCTAGATGATTATGAAGACTTTGACGACAAAGCAAAAAAAATTAAAATTCCTTACATTGTAACTATCGATGAAGGGTCTGGTGAAATTTTATCTATTTACAGAAATTACAGACCAGATGATTTAAATTACTCAAGAATAGAATACTTTGTTCATTTTAAATTTTTACCAGGACTTGGTTTTTATGGCTTTGGTTTAACTCATATGATAGGTGGTTTATCAACCGCAGCTACACAAGCATTGAGACAATTAATTGATGCAGGTACTTTGAAGAATTTACCAGCAGGTTTTAAATCAAGAGGTATCAGAGTAAGAGATGATGACCAACCAATACAACCAGGAGAATTCAGAGATGTTGATGCACCTGGCGGTAACATCAGAGATCAGTTTTTCAATTTACCTTTCTCAGAGCCGAGTGTAACTTTATATAATTTACTCGGCTTTGTGGTACAAGCGGGACAAAAATTTGCAGCTATTACAGATTCAAATATAGGTAACGATGCACAAAACAGAGCAGTCGGAACTACAGTTGCGCTTATGGAGCGTGGTTCACGTGTGATGAGTGGAGTTCACAAACGTTGTTACTATGCAATGAGATTAGAATTTAAAATTTTAGCAAGAATTTGTGGAGAATTTTTACCACCTGAGTATCCATATGATGTTTATGGTGGACCAAGACAAATAAAATCAAGAGACTTTGATGGTAGAGTAGATATTTTACCTGTAGCAGATCCAAATATTATGTCTATGGCACAGAGAGTTACACTTGCACAGACACAATTACAAATTGCGAGTTCAAATCCACAAATTCATAATCTTCACGAAGCTTATAGACGTGTTTATGAGGCACTTGGTACAAAACAAATTGAAACTTTGATGAAACCAGCACCTAAACAACCAGAACCAATGGATCCTGCTAAAGAAAACGCACGTGCATTACAGATGCAACTGCTTACAGCGTTCGAATTTCAAGATCATGATGCACATATTGCTGCTCATATGGCTTTTATGGCTACAAGAATGGTGCAAATTAACCCTCAGGTGTATGCTTTGTTACAATCACACATATCAGATCACATTTCTTTCAAAGCAAGAGCAGAAGTTGCAGCTCAAATGAGTCAAAATCCAGAAATGGCACAGATGCAACAGGCAGATCCAGAACAATTTGCAATAATGTATGACGCAGAGGTCGCAAAACGTGCTGCACAGATAACTTCTGAGCTAGCACAATCAGAAATGCAAGCAAATGCAGCTAAACAAGATCCATTAGTAAGAATTAAACAACAAGAAGTTGATTTAAGAGCTATGGACATGCAGAGAAAAGCTGAAGAGACACAATTTAAACAAGAACAAGAAAATAAAAGAGCTTCAGACAGATTAGAATTTGATTATGATCGATTAGCAACACAAGATCAACAATCAGATGAAAGATTAGAGGTTGCAAGGGAGAAACTAGATGCAAAAAGCTAAAAGAGGACTAAGCGGTGGTGTAAAATCAGGGCCACCTCCAAAATCGGGACCTAATCCACAAGGTCTTAAAGAAGGAGGATGCCCGCATAGAGAACCAGGAGCTAAATCTGACATCAAAGGAATTTCAAATATTCAAGTATCCGGAAAAAAGTTCATCGGTCTACGATAAACTTAATGAAAGAGAAAAAATTATCTTTTTATCAGGTGTTTTTGATGGTGAGGGTAGTTTTGGTATTTGGTCAAAGTTAAAAACAAAAAAATATTTCGCTTGTTCTGTAGAAATGACAGATAAAGACATGGTTAAGAGATTCCATGACTTTTTTGGAGGTACATTCTATCTTTGTAAAAGAAGACAAGATCACCATAAGGATACTTGGCGTTGGCGTATCAATGGGAAGGGGGCTTTAAATACAATTGATAAAATGGTAGATTATCTTAGTAAGAGACGTAAGGAGAAATTTAAATATGTGGTTCAGTGCCTTAAAATTAGGATTAAACGCAGCTAGTCATATCTATAAAAAAAAGCAAGAGACAAAGATGGCTATGGCAGATGCACAACACATGCATGCTTCTAAGATGGCTCGAGGTGAGGAAGCTTACCAAGGTAAACTTCTAGAGGCTAGACAATCAGACTGGAAGGACGAGGCAGTTTTAATAATTTTAAGTTTGCCCGTGGTAATTTTGGCCTGGGCAGTCGTATCGGATGATCCAACAGCGATGGACAAAGTAAAATTGTTTTTTGACATGTTCTCGCAGCTTCCGAGCTGGTTTACAAATTTATGGATCCTTGTCGTGGCGAGCATCTATGGTATAAAGGGTACACAAATATTCCGTGGCGGAATGAATAAGGAGAAAAAATAATGACTAAGTTATGTCCAAGAGGTAAAGCGGCAGCTAAGAGAAAATTTGCAGTTTATCCGTCTGCATACGCGAATGCATACGCTTCAAAAATATGTGCAGGTAAAATTAAAGATCCATCAGGTAAAAAGAGAAAAGATTTTAGAGGACCAAAAAGAGCAGCAGTAGGTGCTATGATGATTGGTAAAAAAATGATAAGCGATAAAATGCCAGCAGGAGGAGCTGTTTTGAAAATGAAGAAAAAACTTTTAGGAATGAATAAAGGTGGTTTGAAAGCTGAACTTAACAATCCTGCAAAAGGTTATACTGCAGGTGGAATGGCTGATTATTACAAAGACTTAATGTAATGCAAAAAAATATCCAGTACATGAAAGAAGGAGGCCTTAAGAAATGGTTTTCTCAAAAATGGGTGGATATAGGATCTAAGAAAAAAGGTGGAGGATTTAGAGAATGTGGAAGAAAATCTGCAAGTGGATCAAAAAGAAAATACCCCAAATGCGTGCCTGCTGCAAAAGCCGCCCGA